GTGGCACTCCCTCTAGCTGCGGAGCGATCACGCGTACAATTGTCACTTTGCTCTGGCCGAAAGTCTCTTCGCCCAACGTCCGACTAAAGAGTTTGACTATCCCCTTCGCACGCAGCCGTTCGATCAATTGCTCTAATTCCTGGCTGATCGTGGCAAAGACGGGCTCGCCGTAAACTTTCGCGAACTTGTCCCAACTCTCGGCAGTAGGTAGCCCTTCCGCTGTCACGATCGCCTTGCACTGGTCAGCGTGTTTCAGTAAGAGGAAATCACGCCGGAACATGTCGTCGCGCGCGCCACTAATGTAGCAGGCCCGTGACTGACAACTCTCTAGTAAAGCTCGCTTTGCCGCCACGACTGGGTTAAGAGAACAACCATAGCCGCCAAATGTCCCTTGGTTGCTGAGCGCCGAGCGATCAAAGAGCATGCACCCGAAAACCGGAATCCCTAATGAAGTCGTGATGTCGAAGACAAATGGATAAAGATCCGCCTTCTCCATCGCCTTCAGGATTCTATCCAATTCGTCGGGTAATCCGACAGTGGGAATCTTTAGGGGCCATTGGCCAGTGGATTGTAGGAAAGAGCGATGCAGCGCCCAGCCATCCCGCTCGATCACCTCATACAGAGCGCTCAAGACCGCATCTGAGACTTGGACACCGGAAGCCACCCCACTAGAGGTGCATTGGAAGTTAATGAATTGAGTCGGCTGACGTTGCACCAGCCAGACACAGTCGCTTGGCATCCAAGCGGAGCCTTCGTGGTTGAGGCACTCCACCGGCTCCCAAGAGAGCTGCATATTGCAGTCGCAGAGGTTATCCTTGGCCAGTGGCAGCTCCCGAAATGGAACCGTCTCGCGTTCTTTGGCTGCGACCAGGTCGGCGTGACTGCACACCACTGTTTCGCCCCACGGATTCTCGCCAGCCCAGAATTCCATACCTTCGGTGATGGCTCCGGCAAAGGACATCAACCAGTCCAGACTTTTGCCGGCATTGACCGAGATCGTCCGAGCCAGTGGCCTACAGGAGATCCACACTGGAAGCCCGATCTTATCCAGCTTTGTGATCTCGCGATAGGAACCAATCCCGTACTTGAGCAACTGTGCGTAGGGTGTCCGCCACAGCTCTTCGGCCAAAGCCATTCGGGCATTTTCGCGTTCGGGATTTACGACGGAAGTGGACATATCGGAAAGGGAATATAACGGGCCTTGCGCGAAAGGAATTGCATCAGGGCTCGCACCGCTGGCTTGAAGCTTCCATGCCTCGATAGCCAGCGAGCGATCGCGCGACCGTGCCGTCCATAGTGCACGCGCACAAATTTTGGAGCAAAAGTCAGAAGCCAAAACCGGAAGCGCCTCCAGCGCGGATCAGCTTGGCCGAAGGCTTCGCGGGCGACCCAACATAACGCCACTGCGCCAGCTGCCATCGCTCCGATTGAGACTGCGCTCGTGGCGCCGCCGACCGCAGTAGAGGTCGTGGCATTCGCTGCGTTCGCGTTGAGTGCCGCCTGCTGTGCGCCTTGGCCGGCTGCATACTGGGCCTGCTGGACCTGGCTAGCATAATTGGCTTGGTTCCAGTTATTCTGGCCGGCCAAATTGGCTAAGGCAATCTGTGCCGTGTCCGCGCCGGACAGTCCGAACGTCCGCGGCCGGAAGGTGTCGTTGGCCATATTGAACTGATTGAGGATCTGGTTCTGGTACTGCATCTGATCCAACCCCAAGTTTCTGGCGATGTTGGCCATTCCGGTAGTGCCTGTACCCAAGCTCCAGTTACCGGTCGCGCCCACTGCGCCCTGCAGCCCGGTTCTGGCCCAGACGTTCTGCATCTGCGGGTTAATGTTCCCGCTCATCTGGGTATTTACATTGTTCAGGAATGTCTGCTGGGCATTGTAGAGCTGTGGATACCTTTGGCGGAAATCAGCGTCCGAGAGGCCGTAGGCTTGCTGGTCCATGGACACAGCTTGGGCTTCAATCTGCTGTGGATTAGCCGAGACGAAGGGCGGCATCGCACCGGGTGACTGGTACTTGGGCAGCTGTGGGCTCTGGGTAGGCATGGCTAATCCGGGACTTGGTATACCGTTAAGGGTTGGCGCACCAGATGGACCTTGCGAAGCAGCTCGGGATCGAGTCCGGTCTGCTCATCCACTAGCCACAATGGGTTCCCAAAGGTGCGCTTGGAGACATCGACCACTAGTTTGGAGACTTCGTAGAACTGGCGCGGTGTCCAATCTTTTGGGTGTGCCGTGGTAGGATAAATCACTACTTGCGGTTGCGCGTAGTAGAAAGCCGATAGTGTACCGTCCACGAGCACGATGAAGATCGGAAAAATCCGGGTCAGCACATGGCCGCATCCCCAAGCGAACTGATCCAGATTCCACATCTTCACACCCTGCTCGTCATCGACGCGGATCTGCTCGATCTTATAGCGCGCTTTAGGCACAACCGTCTTCATGTGTATTTGATTATATAGTTAACGGTTACGTATGGCGGATCGACACTAATCGGCTGACGGGCACCCCCCAACGGGACTAGATTCTGATCAACCGCGGGCCAGGGAACAAAGGCCGGGTCACCTACATCGGGATTACCAACGGCATTGACCGAGGCACCGGAACCTCCTGTCACGCTGGTTGGATGAATATAGGTCTGTACCCGGATGGTCGGCATATTTTCTAATTGGAGGTATACCTGATCTTGGCCTCCTCTGGTATTCACTGGCGCTAATCCTGGCGCACCTTTGAAAAAAGAGCCGCCAGGAGGCAAATTAAATGTGCTTTGGCCGTCTCCAACGCCCCAGGTCGTGCCCACGGCCTGAAAGAGCAGACTGTAGAGCGAACGAGAGATGGCCCGACCGTCGCAAAGGAGCCAGTTAATCGGCACACCTGTCCCGCCCCATAAAATGATCGCGCCTACAGGCGTCCCTTGCGTTGAGGGCACATATTGCCCCAGAGAGGCATTCCAGAACCACCACTCATCACCATTAGCCCATGGTCCAACATCGCTAGTCGGCATTGTGCCGCCCATCTGGCCAGTTAGAAAAGTTGCATCGACCGTGGCCGTAACATTGTCTATAATAACGTTAGCGTACTGCTGTAGGTCTCCCTTAAATCCAAGCGGGATCGCGCCCATTGTGAGGTTAACTGGTAAGGGAACTGACATAAAAATTTAGAAAGTTGACCGGCCCCAGCTAAATCGGAATGTAAGCTCAAAGGTTGAATTTTGTCCGAGCGCCTGTCCCTCGTTAAATGCCCACGTCTCAATCTGGTTTGTTAAATCCGGCTCACCCACGCCAAAAGAATAAATCGGGTTAAGCGTTACTACAGTGAACGTAGCCTGTTTATCAATGTAAAAGCTACCCGGTGTATAAGTCAGAAGTGCGCAACCCACCGTTTGAACCGCGCTTCTAGCCCGCACCGGATTACCGTTGCTGCCCAAGTTAGCCGCTGGATCAGAAGCTATCCAGGCTGTTCCTGCAATTGATGGTTCGCCGTAGCCAACAAATAAATCCGGGCTATCTACCGGGGCTGCTGAACCACCAGAGGAGTTTATGGTATAGATTCCTTGGCAAGGTCGGAAAAAGATACCATCCTGATTGGTCTTGACTAGACCACCATCCTGAGCGGGATTGCTTGTGAAAGCCGTATTGAGCGTTAGCAGTGAAGATTGGCCATGCGTCGCATCAGAGTAGCTGGCAATCGACTGCACTGTCCAAGGGCCGTTGTAAGCCGCTACAGACGAATTAGCGATCGTCACTGGTTGATTAGCCCAGACTGGAACGCTCGGCATGGCTGAAACAACCAGTTGGCTCGGGACATCGCTTGATGCCGCATAATTCCAGATCTGGAAGGAAAGCGGTAATCCAGTAATCGAGATCGTCGTTGGATTGGTTCCGGCCACAAACTTCCCGGCCCCTTGCCCATAATCGAAATTGACAACCAGTTGGTAGGTGACCTGCAGTTGCTGACCGCCGGGTGAGTTGCTACTAGGTCCGCTGAGCGTTACGGGCGTCGCTAGCACTATCCGGCTAAAGAGGTTTGGTCCAGCCACAGTCAGATCACTGAACCCCAGCTCCTTGTAAGTGATGGTCGAAGTCTCAGTCGGAAACAGAAACGTCCTTTGCAATAGCACATTCCCGGCTGAATAGATTGCCTCGTTGGCGCTAGGAACCGTTGAATAGATATTGGTTCGTTTCAGCTCATTGCCCAGCCCGGCTTGGTTGACCCTCAAGAGCATGAAATGGGTCGCCGCCGATATTGTACCTGGCGCAAACAGGGTCACGGTGGTAGCGTTGACGATTGACTGGATAATAAAAAATTCGCCCGTATCGAAGTGGACACCGGAATCCAGATCGTTATTGGTGAAGGTGTAATTGGCCGGTGCGGCCAACGTCAGCGTCTGGGCGCTGACCGTCGCATTGCTCTGGGGATCAATCGTCGTAGGCGAGTTATTGTCGCCAAGCGCGCAATTGGCGAAAAGTTGGTTAAATAGCACAGTGGCGATTTTATCCAAGCCTTGGTTGAGGATCAGATTCTCCTCCCAGCGACGTTCCTCGACGACATGGCCTCCGCTCAAGACGGCGACTTTTGCGCGTCCACTCAGGCCAGTCTGAACATTCCTGATCATGCGGTGTAGGAGCCTCCGACTAAGGTCACACCGTACCCAGTGCCTTCGGTTGGCCCAAATTCAGCCACAATGAGTCCGTAAAACCCGCTTTCCAAGACTGTGCCAGTCCCGAGACCCTCATTGAACACTGGCCTAAGATTAACGATATGCGGTAACGGTAACGAACCGAGCGAATCGTAATTGGAATCTGGCGTCCGCGGTGTCCAAGCTTTTACAGGGGGCTGGAAAACGACAACCTTCATTGTGGTCCGATTGGTGCTATGGGCGGCGTTCCTGGCGGTGAGCCCGGCGGCGCAACGGCCCAGCCGCAGCTGACCGGCGGCGGTAAACACCCGATTGCGCTAACAATATTGGTTTTTCCCAGCTCGCTCTCTGGGCACTCCCCTATGCCTTTCTGCGGATAGGGCTCGACAAATAGGCGCAGTTCCCTGATGCCCATTCTGCCAGTCCAATTGAATAAGAGCTGGAATCCTTTGTCCACGTTGTGCTCAAAATTGCTCTCTATGCCACAAGTGTCACTGCACTGATCCTGCTCATCCGGTGAACCGCTGAACTCCTGAGTTTTGATGGTTCTGGTCTGCGGCCTGAACCCTGCCATCACAGTGTCAGTCGGCAGTTGTGCATAGCTGAAGAGCGGGAAATTCTCGTTGCCGGGCATCCCTTCCTCCGCACTCAGCACCGTATCCAGAATCAGGCGATAGTGACCTTTGATCCCGGCGTAGTAAACCTGCAGTATTACCTCATCGAGCAGTTCAACGATATCGATCTCGGCGTACTTGAAACGCGATAATTCGCCAACCTGACTCACTTCGAATATCTTGGTCTCCCAGCTGCAGCTGATCGGCGTGTTGTTATGATCGGTGTGATGGCCTATGAAGTTTTCCCAGAGCTGAATCCTGCTTTGCGAACCATCTGCTGCCGTTTTCGGACTGCAGGAATAGGCCAACTCGAAACATCTCGGCACATCTTGAACCTCGCCGGTCACGTATTGGACCGGATAAGTCCCAGTCCAAATACCGACCCAGCAAGGCCCGGCTTGGCTACCCAAAAGCGCCATCGGACTACCATCCATAACCCAAGTATGCCGGTTGTATTTCGATCCAGACGGCACGCCCATTAAGAGCCAATTCTCGAAGGATACAGCACACATCCCGTTGCGGATCGGGCTCAGGTTGAGCTTCGAGCGCGTCATTTCGTTATCCTGCGGATTCACGCGACTACTGCGATACTGATTCAGTGCCTCATTAAGTGACATCCAGCCTACTGCGGAGGGGAACCAGGGCAGACCGTATTGGTTCACTGGTCCAAACGGGCTTACGCTGCCATAGTCGGCACTGACGATGTACTGAAAGTTTGGCGTCTGCTGCCAGAGGGTTCGATCTAAGACTGAAGCCTGCAAACTGGTAATGGTGAAAGGACTGAAAGCTAACAGGGCATCTTGTTGCGGAGTCTGGAGTAGACCAGTGCAGGGTTCGGGCAATTTGAAACCATCGGCCTCGGCCAAGTAAGTGCCCTCGGTAAAGGAATTCGGATTTAGCAAGTCAGAAGCACGGATTGTTTCTTGGTTGGCAACCCAGAGCCTGGAACCAGCAAACACCATACTCGTTCCGACCGGGCACTGCAGGAAAGGCGCTATTGCTTTATTGTGTCCGCTTTGCCCCCGCGGAGTCGTATTAGTGGCTTCGTAAAATGCGCTGGCCGTATAGCCGTCCTGCATGAAAAGGATATCGACAGGCGTCGGCAATAATGTCAGCGATCCGTCTGGATTAAGGACGGTTTCCTGCCGAGCTTGGCAGAAGAAAACTTTGGGTGATCGTCGGTCGAACTGGACATTGCTTGAGTCCGCCGGATTAGCGCTACCTATGCGATGATACTTAGTAAATGGAAATTCACAATAATAACAGACGCCATCAATGGCCCAGGTGAGCTGTTCCTTCTCACGGTAAGGCCGGTAAAAGCCCAAGCCTTGGGCGTTACTCCCTGGTAGCGTAAACAGAAGATTTCGCCCGGGTCTGGTTTGTATCACTCCCCCCCGATTGACAATGTTTTCCCCGAAGTAGTAGAATCCTTGTTGGATGTCGGTTGGGAAAAATAGCGTATTACAGCCCTCGGCCCACATTCGGTCTTGGACTGGCACGCGCCCCGTGGCCGGATAGCTCACAGCAGCGCCTCCCCTAAAAGAATTGCCCCTATGGCAATCTTTCGATTACCATAAGGGCCAGAATGAATAAACGTGCTGAACCTAGCGCGCTGGCCGCTCGTTTGCGAGCGAAAACTGAGATTACCAACGGTCCGCTGGAGACTCCATGTCACATGTGGATGGGCTCGCGTGATGCAAATGGTTATGGGAGAATTCGGATTGGCGGCAGACAGGGCAAGATCTATCTGACCCATAGGATCGCCTGGAGTTTGGCACACAGCGTAACTTCGGAAGGCTTGGCCGGCATTCCCGAGAATCAGGAGTTTCATCACCGATGCGAGCGCCCTGCGTGCATTAATCCATCGCATCTTGAGTTGGTTAGCCGGAAAGAACATTCGCAAAAGCATCGCACCGGCTTTTGCGATAAAGGCCATGATTTGAGCGTTGTTGGGCAAACGAGCAGCGGCAATTGCCGTCTCTGCATGGCCGAATACAAGAAGGTTTACAGCCTTCAAGAAGAAGTTCACGCGCGCGCGTTGGAATCCAATCGCCGTTACTACTCCCGCAAACGTGCCGATCCAAAATGGCGAGAGACTTCGAATGAATATCAGCGCGAATATCAGCAGGCCCAGTATGCGACTCCAGAGGGTCGCCAGCGCAAACTGAAGACAAACGCTCAGTCGTTGGCAGAACGAATGAAGGATCCTGAGTACGCGGCGCGACAGCGCGAGTACAAAGCTCAATGGATGCGCGAAAAGCGTGCACGCCAACGGAGTGCAATACAGTGACGCATTCGCTTTGTTCTCTTTACACATCATTCGTGTAATATTCTCCCTAAAGCACTTGTTCAAAGGCATTTCCGTACGTTTTAGGATTCCACTGAATTGATATTTGCTCGTTGGGATGACTCACTCGCCACTCATCGTTGAGCATATCAACTGCCATGTTGATCTGATCTGCCGCGATTTGCACGCCGGCCGTTGGCGCGAATGGGCTGATGTTGCCCTGGCCGGCGCCGACCGTCATAGCCAGAAAGCCGGTCATGGCTAGGATGATCGCGCTCCGATTCCGGACATGGATCGGATCTGTCAGATTCTGAACCTTTAGATAATTCTTCCGATAGCGGATCCGGATACGTTTGCTCGGCGTCCCGATTCGGATCTGACGGAACAACGGCTCGGTGTCCTGAGGCCAGTACAGCGCTAGGAAT